TTTGAACCCATCCTATCGGAATCACAATCCGAGGTGCTGACCGCTAACACTAAGGTCACACCAAAGAAAATTGGTAGGGGCACCGAGAATCGAACTCGGATTTACTGGTTAAAAGCCAGCTACTCTAGCCGTTGAGTTATACCCCCAAATTGGTGGTGACAGTTGGATTTGAACCAACGACCGATTGCGTATGAAGCAATTGCACTACCGCTGTGCTATGTCACCATTTGGCAGGGGATACAAGAATCGAACTTGTGCCAACGGAATCAAAATCCGTTGTGCTACCATTACACTAATCCCCAACATAAAAAATATGGATGCAAATTGTTAAAGAACTTTTTTGCTGAGTCACGATCAACTCAATACAAAGTATAACACAATCAAAAAGACTGTCAACAACTATTTTCATAGATGTTGTTTGTATACAACACAAAGAAAAACCCCCTAGAGTTTGCTGTCTCTCTAGGGGGCTTGTCTTTATATTTTCTTTTGGACTTTTTTGGTCCTCAGGTATAACAAGCCCCCATCAGTGGCGTATGGCGATCTGATTTCTCAATGCGAGAAATATTCTGCCACGTACTCGGCATATAATTTCTTGTTGAGGGTTTCGTTATCAAATTCATTTTAGTTTACTGTTTCTTCGTTAAAAATATTAGACCATTTCTGGAGTTTTGCTTTCTTGTTTGCGGATGCTTTATCTACTTCATCAATATTGATGATACCTGTTTCAATCATCAACTGAATCATACAAAATAAATCACCAACTTCTTCTGTCAATCGTTCACGATTAGATGCACCATTGTGTTCACCATCTAAACCAAACCTAAAAACTTTACTGATTGCCTGTGTCACTTCGGCACATTCTTCTTGTGCAATTAGTAAAACTTCTTTTTCAACTTCATTCATTGTCTAACCTTTTCTTAATTCATAAAATGCTCTGCGAATCTCGGCGGTAATTATAGTACAGAAAGATATGACGCTATCATACCCCTCATATGTACCTTCCACCCGCTTCCCGACAGATTCCGTTCTCGCATTGCCAGCGGCCTTTCGGTTCAAAGACTACCACCCGTAGCTGTCACACTACTTCTCATCCTGTGGGTCACAGTATTCGGAGACTAACCCGAAACGTTCTTTACATATTCTGAATGAATTTATTCACTAAGAATCGCTTCACTTCCCATGCATACTTCATTCGCACAGTTTCAGCCACATTGTTTATCTTGTATGTAATATATAGTCTTTTCGGAGCAGAAATTACTACTGCACCAAATAATTTTTTACTAAGTCCAAATGGTATCACATAAGCATCACCTTTGTCAAGTCTTTTTTTAGAATACCCGTTTGCACCTTTGATTTTATCTAGCCCACCAAATCGAACTGTATCTAAAATTTCAACAGCCATTGATTGTCTCGGACCCATACCATCAATATACATACGATTCCTTATGCTTAGGTTCTCTCTTACGTTTGTCTTCAACCACACGCATACGATACTTAGGGCTACGCAAGTCCTTCGCTACCACGTTACGTGGTTTTGTTTTCGACAATTTAAAATTCAGGCTCTCCATAACTTCCGTAATCCTCGTCTGTTCCCATTCCTGCTGAAGCCATAGCGGAATCAAAGTCTCCGTCCATGTTTTCATTATACTCTACATCCATAAAACTTGCAACAAAATTGTCTACCAATTCCACTGGTATATTAAGCATTGTTGAAATTGTGAATTCATTGTACCCTTGAAGATACAACTGTTCAATCTCCATCGCCAATTCTGCCATTTTACTCATGCTAGTTCCTTTTGTTTGTCCAAAACTTGTTGATATGTCATTGTGGGTTCTTTGCTGGTGATAACACCATCAAACTCCAACTGAGACCGTTCGAACCATGAAAGATAGTCATCACTTTCCATAGACCAATCGACCATGTACTCGCTAGAATAATCCGTATCCGTTTCAATGCCAGTCAATGTGAACTTCACAAACTCATTGTAGTCTATGTTAAGGGGAACGTCAAGTATCTTATACTCGGTACCGCCTTTTGCTTTCCAATACTGAGGACACTCACCCGTGCCATCCCAATCATGTGCGCCATAATTTTCGTGGTACTGAGTGCGGATAACTATCATCATACTATTTATTCCTTTAATAATTTTGGTGTGAATGACCTATTGCGAACAATGGAGCACCATCGTTGTCATCGCCAGCAGGCCGTGGCAAAAAACAATCCGCAAAGTCATCATACGCATAATAACCAGTCTGTGTCACGACCAACCGAGCATCGGCTGGCAAGGCTGACAAAGCGGCAATCATATCTGCAACATTAATAAAATTAGTCATATTATCTCTCCTTAAAACCTAATTCAAATTCCATCATCAACATTTTGGCAATATTAATATATTGCCTTGCATCGTTCAAACCACGACCACTACCTGACTGCATCGCTTCCTGTGCATCGGAAAGGTAGCTTGAAATCACCATACCGGGACCAGAAAATTGGAAACTAATTGAATCTTGTACAGACTCAAGAATTTCGGATTTCGTAGCACCGTATGCTTGGATTTCCCAGAGGGTTTGTTCGTTTGCTGTTCTCATTTCAATTCCTTTATCAACTCAACAGAATTAATTATACAGGGTTCGTTTGGTGTGTCAACAATTATTTTTGAATCTGTTGTTATTCTGCAACAGGTGCAAACATCTTGCGACCATCGACCATGAACCGTTCAAATGCTTCCATAGTCTTTTCAGAGTAAACCATTTTACCTTCACTTTGAATATCTTGCAATAACTCCAAGAAACCCAAACCTAAAAATTCACGTTCTTTATTTAAAATACCAATTGCTGTTTCGATTTTCATTTTGTTTCCTTAATCAAAAAAGTTGCCAGACTGATACGAAAATGCATTTTGGCCAGCATCAGCCCATGCCATAGGATGCAAATCTAATTTATCAATCACTTGACGATTACACATTTCCATCGCATTCAGTTTAGACTCTGCGGCGAATTCATAAACATCTTTACCAACATAAAATTTGTATGTAATCATATTAAGCACCATAAAAGTCAGAAGTAAAACCACAAGCATTGTAGACACATTCCCGAACTGTAGTGTCCATCGCTTCACCAAATTTGCTGTAATCATTTTTAGCTAACATGTTAAGGCACTTGTAAGTTTCTGGCCATGTCAGGTTCATTGTTACTGCGGCAACAACAACACCGTGAACGGCTAAGTTACCGACTTCGCTAAACATTCCGTAAGATATATCATGTGATAATGTAGTCATTTTATTTCCTTAAATCAAATCAACTTGAACTTGCGTACCAACTTGCGAGGTATTGTAACTTGTCATACCAACACCTGTGGGAACCAACGCACCATCTTTTTGTGCCATGTAACGCATGTAAGACAAACGCAACAGAGCATCATTAGCCGCTTGTGAATGGGTGTATGTAGCAAACACACTCGACACACCAGCAACAGTGGTGTAGATACCAATTCCGTCAAACATCACACGAATTTTCTGTGAATTTTTGAAGCCTTGAATGTAGGTTTTAGTACGCATTTTGAAGTCCCTTTTCTTTACTGTCTAAGATTCTATTATACCACAATGGAGAACCAAGTCAACAACTATTTTCGATTCTGTTGTTTTTTTGCAACTGAATACTTTCGTATTCACATCGCTCCCATCCAACGAATGTTCTGGAAAGTCCTGGCCATTGTGTTACCACGTGCAAAATTCTTCGCAGGAGCCGACCAACCAGCCGCTTTCAGAATGTCACCCTTTGTGAACTTGCCCATGTCACGCAAACACACGAATGAATGAACGGAACGACCACTACCGGCACGACCAGTAATTACTTTGATGTAACTACGACCAACTTCATAGGACAAGGAATCGCAAAATTCTTGTGCCATTGCTTTTTGAATTTCAGAAGGATTGTCACCATGCCATTTAACATAGTCAGCTTTGATGCATTCGAGGTATTCGTTAAATCCGTCAATCATTTTCTTTTCCTTAAAAATTAAAATCAGCCGAGGGTCTTAACAGAACCACTAACTGCGGCACCAAACAAAATCACTACTGCAAAAATCATCAAAACTGTAAGCATCTAAATCTCCTATTAATCTTACTCACTACAGAATCTATTATACAGGGTTCGAATGGTACGTCAACAACTATTTTGCATTTTGTTGTAAAAAGACAACAAAAAAGCCGTCAAAGACGGCTTGGAGGGGGTTTTTAGTACTTTTGTATTCAATTTTCAGACTCGAATTTCTCGTTTTGAGGCAAGTCTTCGCCACGTTCTAATCTGTGGGTATCGCACAATGTTGAAATCCATCCGTGATTGTTTGAACGACCAGGATTACCACACACTTCACATGTCCGATATGACATTGATTCAGCCATGCGAATCATTCCACGCACTTCATCAGTATAACCATTAATGTAGAATCGCAATCCACCGAATTTCTCTTTCACTTGACTTGCTGTGATGTGTGGCATATGTGCAGGAACTTCTCTGAACTCTGCTTTTACGATTGCTTTGCTAGAATTTTCAATCGCCCATTCATCTGGTTCTGTTTTATTGCTAAATGTAAAATACATTTGAAGTGGGTATGTGTCTCCAGCCAATGCACGTTTCAGCGCACGATTGAATTTCAATACTCTTGCACGTTCTCTACGTCTTTGATCCACATGATGTTGAATGTTTTCACACAATACATCAATGATATTGTACCAACCATCACCACAATCGAAACCCCAACACATAGCAGTATGTGTCATCGGTGCATGGCGATATTTAAAAATCTTTGGGTACTTTGCAACTAGTGCTTCATCCAATTCTTTTTTCATAATATATTACTCAGTTATTTTAATTCATCAAATTCTTCAAAGTCATCCCAATCGTCATCCTTGATATTTCTAGGATCGATTAGCTTAGTTTGATGCTTGAACTTGTCTTTTTGTTTTTTAGATTCGTTCAATTTTGGTTTTCCTTTGCGACCTTCGTCTTCATAGAAGTCACGAAAACTAGAATACTTTTTTGTCTTTGCCATTTTGTTACTCTGATTCTCCCTGCAAAATTTCAGGCAACGCTTCTTCAATAAGTTTTCTAGTGATGCCCTTGTACGTAAGTTTTTTATCCTTCATCATCAAAACAAGTTTAGCCTCTTCGGGTGAAACTGTTTCAAGAACCTCAATAAAAATTGATTCACGTTTGATAGGGTTTAGATTATTTCCCTTTAAGAAATACTGAAACTTTCTTAACTCTTTAGGCAGTCTATTATGCCCCCAATTTTCTGGAGTCTCCATAGCTTTATAAGGAGGAACACCTTTGGGCAAATCAAATAGCACATTTTTATGAAATGTATACTTGAGAACAGTTTTTAATTCTGGTGTCAAATCTGCAATCTGTTTCAATGCAGACACCTTCTTTGCGGCTGGTAATTCAGAAATATGCGTGAGCAATTCTGGTATAGTCATTTTGCTAATATCAATAGCCATTTTAAAATTCCTGTATATGTTCCATCAACTGCTTCATGCGGTTTTGGATAAAATAGTTAAGTAGTTTTTCCCTACCACGTTTAGGGGTATTTTCATAAGCCTCAAGAATTTTCTCTTGATACTCAGTTGGAATTTTAGACAGGTCAATTAGCAATTCGTTTCGCTTGTAATTTCTCAGCATCACTTCATCACAAAAAGACTCAGGTTCTTCTTCTAACCACTTATTTAGCTTTTTCTCAGTTACAGGTTTTTGACGGGCTTCTGTTACGAATGTATCATCAGAAGACATGAAGTTAGGAATGCCATCGCTTCTATCGCCTCTGATAATGTGTTCTTTCAAGAATGCTTCTGGCGTATTGGTACGTAAGAACTTCTTACCCATTGGACTATACTGTTCTACGTTTGCGAACTTCTGCAATTGCATAAAGTCTTTGTCGCTAGACAAAATCAGAATCTTTTCAGTAGAACTGTTTTTAAGTGGAACACCAAACTTGTGTGTCAACGTAGCAATAACGTCATCGGCTTCTGTCTTGTCAACTTGAATCACTTTGTACGGAAAGTATTCTTTGATTTCGTCACGCACTTTGTTTAGCGTTTCAAAGATTAGATTCCAGTCAAGAGGAGATGCTTCTCTGTCTTTCTTACGACCAGCTTTGTAGTAAGGAAAGTAGTCTCTGCGCCAGTATTTCTTATCATCGCAACAGATAACAATATCACCATAGCCGTCTTTGAATTTCATGTTGTACATGCGAATGCTATTCAGCACCATGTGTCGCACCATGTTTTCATCAATTGTGTTTAATGCATTTGAATTTATCTGCATCATCAGGTTTGAAATCATTACCTGATTCAAGTCAATCAAAATCATTTTGGTTATCCAGTTATTACTCTAACAACAATTGTATCAGAGTTAATGCGCCCTGTCAACTCGGCAGGTTTAGTTGTCAATCCGTCTAACAGTTTTTTCAGCACAATCTTGCCACCATCAAGCACCTGCTTAACAGCCACTTCAGGTTTACGCAATCGTTTGCCAATTGATGTTTCAACATTGAAGTTTTGAATTGTCGTACCTTTGATTGTCAGACCCTTTGCATTGTCAGCATTGTACATGCCGAGCAATTTTGTTTTGGTATTGTACAACCACACTTGATTTGCACCAATGATCTTTTCTGGTAGAACACTCTTCAAATTCAACTCAGCGAAATCTTTCATGTATTGCACTTTAGATGCAATTACACTTGCGGGTTTCTCTTTTACTTTACGTGCTTTACGTGTAGGTTTCTTTTCTGCACCACGATTTGTTTCTGCAACAATCGCATCATAGAATTCTTTGACTTTACGTAATTGCACTTTACTGAAATTAGAATAGCCTTCTTTGATATCAGCATCAGTTGTATTCATAACTTCTTCGAATTCTTTAGAACGTTTAATGAACACTTCGCACATTTTCTTTTGTACAACGGAAGATAGGTCTTTACTTTTCAGATACGATTGCATATCTGGTGCAGACTTGCAACCACCAATAATAAAGTCATCTACAAGCCCCTCAATTTCACCAGCTTCTTCGGATGCCTTTTCACGAATTCTATCTTGAATAGACACGACTGGTGCAGTTGTTGTTGCGACAACAACGGGTGCTTTTGGTTTTTTAGTTTTCTTTGCAGACTCGACAACATTCTTAAACTCTTTGATAAAAAAGTTTTTGAATGATTCGGATGGCTGATAGCCCATACACATCATACGTGCTACCCAACCAAGTTGTACTGGAATAGATGCGTCACTTGATGCGACTAAAGAAATTTCTTCTTTGGGTCTACCAATGCTAGCCATGTATTCAATAACAAACGTTTTTGCTTGTTTGTTATCGCACATATAATTGTACCAATTCAAGGCACCAATTTCTGCGACTTTGAGGTTTTGAATCTCCTCTTGATTTGTCCAAGAAGGCTCTGGTCCCATATACTTGGACTCAGCGCCAGGATTAATCTTGGAAAATTTCATAATTTATTCACCCAATGTAAATGATACAGACTTGATAGAATCGTAACGGAATGAACGCCATTCGTTTTTGTCTAAGTCAACTACAGAGATAGACTCATCACTTGAATTGGTACGAACACGTTCGGTTTTCTTTTCGTATGTTGGAATTGCAGACTCTTGCAATGTGCATTTCATAGTACGCATTGTACCATCTTTCTTCAGAAAGTCAACAGTCACAGGGCCGTATTTGAGATGGCTAGTCAGCCAGTCACGAAATGCTTTTTGCTCTTTTGGTGTAGTTGTTGAATAATTAAAAGTTGTCATATCAAAGTTCTCCATGTTAAAAATATCTTTCGTTCAATGTCTCTAGTATACTCATAACTTGCTCGACTGTCAAGTCCGTGTCTTCTACTCGTTCTTCCAATGGCAAAATATCCCAATTGTCATTCTCTACGTCATACCAAACATAGATACAAACTTCTTCTTTCGGTCGATGTTGAATCATTGAACCAAAACTAAATGAGAAACTTTCATGTTCGGGAAATACAAAATCTTCTTGTGCAGAATCTTTGTGAATAAAGATTGCATAAGATTCCATGTTCTTATTGCCACCTTCTTCATAACGATACTCGCCATTCTCATCTTCATCTTCTAAGTCACCATAGCCGTCAAAGATGATTTTGATTTCGGAGATATCGGAAATGTCTTCACCGATTTGTAAGTCTTCTGGTTCTCGCCATGATGTAGTCAATAAACTAACAATGATATCATCAAATCGTTTGTAATCGTGTTCATAATCAGACATAATTTATTCTCGGGTTTCGTTTTGAAATTGTTTTTCCATTTTTACTTCACTATACAAATAATCGTATAGTTCTCTGATACCGCCGATGTATTTTGCATCGTGGTATATGTGAGGAACAAAGTTAGTTTCTGGAACTAATATCCTCAATTGCTCTATTGAATAGTCTTGACCTAATATGAATAGTTTATATTGTCGTCTACAGACTGTCAACAGCGTTTCAACTTTATCAGTTGTCCTGCTTCCCTCTGCGCCATAAACATAGTACGTCATGGAGCATTATACACCTGCACAAATTCACTTGGTTCATTATTTAAAAATGCAGTTTTAAGTGTACCCTTAAAATCATATGTTACTTGATATCCTTTGACAACGCTATGATAGGCTTGTTCATTGACAAGTCTACATGACGGTGTTGATAGCGGTGGTGTCACACCCAAGACTAGAGTATTAGTTCCTGGTCCTGAATAGTGTATCGTGCCATAATTTTTCTGACAATAATTTTTCGTAGTCATGTACGGTACCTTTTCTATAATAGGTTTCACATTTATAACTTTTGCCATATAGTAGCCGTCTTTGATTGACGAATCTTCTACAAGAACAACTTTACCATGTGCGACATTACACAAAAATAAAGATGTTATAATACTATGTATGACATACGAATTTTTCATATTTTACTCTACAGCATAAACTTTCGTTACTGTTTTAATTCTGATTGCATTACCAGGATCGTAGTTCATTTTAACTGTACGAATCTGTCCTTGATATTCAAATGTTACATTGAATGCAGTAACATTATAGCGAAACTCTCTGTCACTATACGATACACATTTTTGTTGTTGTGGTTGAACAGGCGCACCTGCACCCTCAACTGGTTCAACATTAGTGCATGACATTCTAGGCATTGAAATGGCTCTCATACTTCCAATTGGATCAACTTTAATCACAGGCACAATTTGATAATTGACAATATCATTTGCCAATGCGTTTGTTACTGCAAATAAAACACCAAAAGCAATACTGATGGTTTTAAAATTTCTCATAAACTCTCCTATACATTACTTTAAATAGTATAACACACCATATATGGAATGTCAAAACGTGTTTAACGATGGTTCGAATTTGGCAATCAATTCTCTTTCACGCTGGTGTGCGGGTTTACGTCCACGAATCACTTCAAGGACTTCATATTGCCATGCGGCACCAGCTAACTCACGCAATGCAGTACACATTGCCCAGTTTTTGTTTTCGCACTTAGCACGACTCACATGTTTTTGCCAACGGATTTTTACCGAACGCACGTAGGCCTGACCCTGTGCAACAGTCAAGCCAACATATGAATCACCAGTGTCAACGCACGTAACTTTGTACAGTACATGGTTTCTGTCAGAACGTTTTTTTCTCAATGTCATGTATCCATTATACCACATCTACCACGCAAGTCAACAATTATTTTGCATTTTGTCGCAAAAAAACAACAAAATCCCGCTCTGACAAATGCCAAAAACTCGGTTTATCATAAATAATGGTGAATTAATCATTTTGTTTTAGGAGTTAAACATGTCAGAAGTAGTATTAGAAAAGAAGCCATTGTCACGTAGTGAACGTGAAGCACAAATTAAAGATAAAGCTGGCTGGCTAATTACAGTTTTAGCCGCTTTGCTTGCAATCAATACGTATGTTGCCAGTGGCAATAGCAGTAAAGTTTTGAACAATACAATTAGTGCAAACAATACTTGGGCATTCTATCAAGCAAAATCAGTTAAACAAACTCTTGCTGAGATGGCTAGAGATGATGCTATTGACAGAAAACAATTTGATAAAGCAGAAAAGTTAACAGCAAAGATTGACAGATATGAATCTGAACCCGCAACAAATGAGGGTAAAAAAGAATTAATGGCAAAAGCAAAAGGTCTTGAGGCCGAACGTGACCAGATTCGCAAGTCTGGTCCTTGGATGACATTTGCGGGTTCTGCATTTCAGATTGCAATTGTTTTGTTAACTGCAAGTATTTTAGCAGTCAGCATGTCATTATATTTTGCTAGTATTGGCGTTGGGCTTTTTGCCGCATTGCTAATGAGTCAAGGTCTGTGGCTTTGGCTACCAATCGTTCTATAAAGCTAATAGTCTTTATAATATGTTTAATAATTTTAAGTGCAAGTGCAGAAAAGACTAAAAAAGACGAAACATCAAAGTGTGTCCGTTGGGGATGGTCTGGTGATGTTTATGAAAGAAAAGTATACTGCATAGAGTGGGTTAAAAAAGACTGTTCGAATAGATTACACAAAGAAATTTGCAAACAGGAATAAAAAAATGATTGATCCAATCACAGCACTAGCCGGCATACAGTCAGCTATTTCGATGGTTAAAAAGGCATCTAAGGTTGCTAATGACCTAGGTTCTCTTGCGCCAATAATCGGCAAGATGTTCGATGCCAAAAGCACCGCAACTAAAGCATTAATGGAGGCTAAAAAGTCTAAGAAAGGTTCCAACATGGGAACCGCACTTCAGATTGAAATGGCATTAGAACAGGCTAGAGCCTTTGAAGAAGAACTTAAAATGTTGTTCATGCAGACAGGCAAGATAGACGTATGGAACAAGATCAAAGCCCGTCAAGCGGAAATGGATGCAGACGATGCTAATGACTTAAGAATGTTCAACGACCAAGAACGTAAGCGTAAACAAAAAGAAGAAGAGTTAAATGAATGGGCTATGATTATTGGCGCAGTTGCATTTATCATATTCATATTTGCTATCGGTAGTTATGAACTGATACAATGGTGCCAAACAACTGCTAGGTGTGGAAGATGAACGAATATCAAAAAACCTTTGATATGTGTTTAAAAATATTTGTGTATGGTAGTGTAGCTTTATACTTCTTAGGGTTTCTCAAATTTCTGCCTGATGACCTATCAGACAGAATTGTCAACGGATTAATCGGTAAATTTTTACCATAACACAAGCACGAATATTGCTTTATAATATGAGGGTGTCAATATAAAACAATAAAAGGAAAATAGAAAAATGAAAAACCTACGCAAGAAGAGCCTTGTAGTTGCTCTTTTTGTTATGATGTTTGGTGCGGTATCAGCCCAAACGACTGGAACATCCAGCACAACTGGTGGAACAACAACAGGGACCACAAGTCTCATTAATCAAGGTACATACGATAGCAAAACGTTGGTAGATACCAACAGCACTTCCAATAGCGTTAGCACAGTCAATAGTAATAGTACGGCTGTAAGCAACAGCAATGCTACAAGCAATTCAACTGTCAATAGCACTAGCGTCAATACAAACAACAATAACAACGTAAGCACTAGCACATCCACAAACGTTAACACAAACAACAACGTGAATAGTGGTACGCAAACGTTTAACAACAACAACGTTAACTCTGGCACATTGACATACAATAATAACAATGTCAATACTGGTGACATGACTAATCGTAACATCAATACGACAACATCAACTTCCACAAACGTTAATACGAATCACAATATTAATAGCGGTACACAAACGTTCAACAATAATAACAATAGTGTCAGCACATCTACCAATATTAATAAGAATGAAAATACTGGAACGATGACGTACAACAATAACAACGTGAGTACTGCAACCAATAACAATAACAACGTTAGCACATCTACTAATCAAAATAACAATGTGAACACTGGTGATATGACTAATCGCAATATCAGCACTTCAACAGCGACTAGTAACAATACAAACGTTAATCAAAATGCAAACATTAATCAGAACATCAATTCTGGCGAAGTAACTAACATCAATAAAAATGAAACTATGATAACTCAGAAAGTTATTCAACCACCACCAACTGCTGTAGCACCTACAATGATGAGTGGCGGTAATAATGATTTGTGTTCTACTGGTTCATCTGGTTCTGTTCAGACACAGGTATTTGGTGTATCAGGTGGTGGTACTGTTCGTGATTTAAACTGCGAACGTTTAAAATTATCTAAAACTCTATATGACATGGGTATGAAAGTTGCGGCTGTCGCTACTATGTGTCAGGATCATCGTGTGTTTAGGGCAATGATGGATGCTGGAACTCCATGTCCGATTGAAGGTAAGATTGGTGAGCAAGCCAAATTAACTTGGGCAGAAAATAAAGATAAGATTCCACAACCAGATAAAGAAGATAGACATGAAACTATTAAGAACATTGGCTTTGGCTCTTTGCTTGGCGTCCTTGTTCACGCCGCTTTTAAGTAAAGCGCAAACACTAGACCCAACGCAAGTCTACACTACGGGGAATATTGTTTTAAATACTCCCCAAGGTGGACCTACGCCTTGGGTGAATGGTGTTTATCAAAACAATCTAACTTGTTGGGGACAACAGGGCGATACAGGATACTGTGGACCGAATGCTATCGTGCGTCCAGGCGGTAACATTAACTTCTCTTATGGTTCAACATATCTATATCAACAACAACACATTTCAACATTGCTACCTTCTGCTACGGGACTTCAAGTCAATGGATATAACTTTGGATTCACAGCAAAGAATGGTAATGGTTGGGATGATGGTCGAGTTGACCAATTAACTGCACTTGTTCGTTTTTGGGATAACACAGGCGGTAGAGGTGCTAACAATTTGTTATACGGAGATGTTTATGATTTAACTCGTAAATATAACTGGACTACGTTTGATTATTCAAAAACATTTACAACACCGCTTTCTGTTCCATCTATCGGACAAGTGCAATATGGTTTCATAGGTAGAGACAATAATTTTTGGGCAGGGCCATATGGCCCAGAAATCTATAATGTTAATTTCAGCCTAAAATATTCTGTAGATCCATGTATAACAAATCCAATGTATAGTCCAACGTGTCCTGGATATTTGGATGCATTAAATAAATTACTGCCGAAGACTACAACACCTTCAGCGATATCAGAGACGGCAACAACACCAACAGGAACTATAGCAATCGTTGATAATGTTGCGATAACACCAGTTGGTACTTATGGCGGTGCGCCACCTCCTCCACCCGGTAGCCCACCGCCACTCGAAAGTTCACAACCTCCACAACAGCAAGCTGGCCCTGCGCCAGCGGGCCCTCCTATGCCGGGCCCCACTCAACAACAGGCATCTGCATCACAACCTAGCGCAAATAATCCACAAGCTAAAGTTGGTGAAGTGTCAGAATCTGGAGGCGGATCAAAGTCTACAGTATCTTTATCATCTGTTCTTAGTATGATTAGTTCTAATCAAGATAAAACAGGTGCATTGGAAAAGTCTGTAGTTCAAGCGGCTGATGCACAAGCATTCTCTGCTGGAGAAACTGCTAAACAACAAGCTGAAAAAATTGCAGGTGATGTACAATCTCAAAGCAGTACTGCTGGTGGATCATCTCAATCATCTGCAAGCCAATCGTCTGCAAGTCAATCGTCTGCTATGCAATTGCAGGGTTCATCATTGATGCAAGGAAATGCACAATCTAATGCAACAATGAATTCAGCAAGACTTCAACAATCACTCAACAGTAGCAGTATGGGAATTCAATCTGAAGTTTCAAATTTTGGTGGAACAAATCAACAACAAAATATCTTTCAGAATAATACAAGACAAGACTTCAACGTATCAATGGTCACACCATCTGTATCTTATAATATATCTGCGCCAACACGTTATTCTCCTCAAGTGCAAATTGAATTGCCAACATTAGAAGGTATTAAATTTGGTGGAAATAAGGGGCCAGTAGATAGTGCTATGGAATCAAAACCTATGTTGCCACAAGCGAATCAAGGACAACAACAGTTGAGTAGTGTCAATAGAAATGCACAAAACAATGATGCGGCTGGCAATGTTACAATCGACTCTATCGCAAAGCAACCAGTTGGATATGCACAATACTTTGGTATAATGCCTGATGTTGCATTCTATGCACCAAAAGAAATTTATAAGAATCAAAAGACAGTAGACAATGCAAGAGCATTAAGACAATTGAGTTCTGATAAGTTACATCAAGACATGGTTAATCAACAATACAAATAAGGAAGAAAAATGGCAGAAGAAATTAAAAACGTAAACGCTAAGATTGATGAAGCAGAAGCGGCAGTTAAAAAGTACGCAAGTAAAGATACAGTTATCAGCATTGGTGGATACGAATTCACACCAGCTAAGTTGATGGTAGCATTCACATTAGTGTCATCATTACTTGGTGGATTGTATGGCGCATTTGAAGTCTACAAAGACTATCAAGGCATGAAAGATAAAATTGCTAAGTATGTGTCACCAGACTTAACTGAAATCTATAAAAAGATGGAAGTCTTGGATGCAAACACCAGCAAGATGGTTGAGTATACTGATAACATCAAGATAGATTTGAAGGGTGACGTTCGTAGATTAGAAGGTGTCGTTGAAAACATCGAACGTTCTAGTAAAACAGACCAACGTTTAACCGACTCTAGCATGAAAGAGATCAAACGTGACGTTGACGGCACAGTAAAAGAAATCAAACGTGATGTTGATGCTACATTGAAAGATATCAACAGAGAATTAGTAAAGAATCAAAAAGAAAATCAAGCTGAAGTTAGAGCATTGAGGACTGAAGTGGATAGCAAAATCAAAAAAGCACTCGACAATCCACTATCCAATTAATCACTTAGCCGCAGGCTTTTTCTTCTTAGGCGCAGTAGTAGCTTTAACTGGCTGTTGTCTTGGCGCACGTTTAGCAATAGCAGGAGGAGGATTCTTAGTCCATGCTTGTTCTTTCGCTGGCGCTGGTGTTGCATCTGCAACAGGCGCTGGTGCAACTTCAACTTTAGCATCTACAGCCGCAGTAGTTTCTTTGATATTTTTAATTGCAACATCAGCCGCAGTCAAAGTAACTTCTTGAGTTGCATCTACTACTGGTTTGCTACCTGTGAAAAACTCTTTAATTTTATTAAACATGATTATCGCCTTTTTAAGTTAAAATTTCAATCGCATGATTGTAATGATTGATTCTGTCTTCTAAGCCAATGAATCCACCATTGATTCGTTTTGTCATTGTCTTTATATCTCCAACATCTGCTAATTCATTTAGTCTAGCCGCAGACCAGAACCAACAAGCAGAATGAATAGCATACTCTGCTTCTAATAACAAATCAGGATTCTCAATTAGCACATTGCTTTCAAACAATGATTGTGAACACTTAGTGTAGTTATTCTTTCCTGTAATTTGTATAATGCCTCTACCACGAAAGTACCAACCTTCTCCAGATGCTTCATCTCCATTGCCCATACGATTAGCATAAACACGATTCGCAATCATTTGTGGTTTGCGTTCGTATAGTTTTGCTACTTCATCGTTAGGAAAATACTTACCAAATGTGCCACGTAAACCTTTAGCAGAGTAATTTAAATTCTCTTGCATCAAAGTAAATCCACCAGATTCATGTCCACATTGTGCCATGAAAGCCGCAACTCGCTTTGGTGTATCTATGTCATACTCAGGTAAAATATCACCTAGATTAGTATACCATTCTTCAAAGTTTTTAACTTTTGGTATTAAGTGATGTACTGCATCTTCTGTAAAAAAGTCCATTGCTGTCTCCTCTATGATTATATAGAAGTATTTAGCATTGAATTAATCCCAAAGTGCTTGATAGTATTTGCCGAACAAACGAAATCCGTTCTTGATTCTGTCTTCAACAACTCTCATGCCTTCATAGTCAGCTTTGTATGTGTGATTCGGACCTTCTTCTAATTTGAACATTTTTGGCTTACCATTTTCATACCACTCACAAGCAACTGACTTCTGGTCAAATTCGCCTGAACGATATGCTTCTTCCCATTCTTTATTGAGATGATGTTCAAAAGCAAAAATCATTTCATCCATAGCCCAGTCCCAACGCTTGAAATGATTGTCATCGGTGTCCCACTCATTTTCTTTTGCTGGCGCTGAAGTAGACTTCAATTCATCTGGCACATCTTCATCATCAACAAAAGGTGCGCCATGTTTCTTTTCTTTCAACTGCTTTAACATAGGCAAAGCAATCTGACCGAGAGTATGGTCCATAGACCAAGTGTCCCAATAGTCAATCTTTACATAGTCAATCTTGGGATGAATTACATCCAAGACCTTTGCAATCGCTTTGCAGATGGGGTCTAAACGATTGACCCACTTCTCGTATGGTGCGTTAGGTTTATCTTCAAGATTATAGAACACATCATTATTTTTTTCCCAAAAGCAAACAAACTCTAGGATGTGATATGGGCTTAACCAGTGATTACGATATCCGCTGATGTAGACTTTCATATGATCGTTTTCTTTCGTGTGTATTGATACACATGTGGGTTTGGTCTGTCACGCATCGATTCGCCAGATGGAAATGGATCATCATCAATCAATTCACCGAATTCTTTTTCCATGTAGTATGTGCCAATTGCTTTAACACATTGATCCATCAAACTGTTATTTCCTGAAGAAGAATCTTCTGCCCAAAAACAAATTGCAGACCTACCCCAAGTGCGATATCTCAAAACATCGTGAAAAATCTTTCGGTGTTTTTTATTACTGGGATCAAACGTTTCAAACGGTCTGCCGAATTGTTGAATCTTGCTCATTGCTTTCACTTTCTATCATAATTAAAAGTTGGTGCGCTTCTTTACGCACCTCAGGTGTTACTGCCCATGCGAAACCTTCTGGATGAAGTAACTCTTTCAAAAAATAAACAACTTTTTCTTCAGCTTGGTTCTTCATCTGATAATCTCACAAATTGGCTAGAGACTGCATAATCTTCAGGCATCTTTTCTACAATCTTTGTAAAATGATACGAATCTGGATAGTGCCTTAAAATACTTGCCGCACGTTGGCGAATGTACTTTGGTACTTTAGGCGTTACTTTAGGGTTTAACAAATCTAAAAGCATTTGATGCCCACAACGCAACGCACGATATCTTTCATCAGGTAATGTCATCTTATGTTCCTCAAATCATTTCATCTTTGTAACTATCAAACTCTGTATCAAAACTATTATAATTGATAAAAATCTCTTCGTCAACTTCAATGTCACGAATTGCCACTGAAAAATTACCAATATTCATAATGTTTGGAAAATTGCTATGATTGATAAAGTTTGACGAATCGGCATTTGAACACACATAATCTTCACCATCATCAGATTTTTCTATCCAAGCATACTTCTTAAAATATTCTTTCTGTGCATCATTGAAGTCTTTTAGCCTGTTGATATGAAATTTTATGTCAACACCATCAACGTATTTCCATACAATGCTATTTGCTGGTATATGTTCTTTTGCAAACAACCCCAAACCCATCTTTGGATTTGTTGCTGTTCGAACTTCTGTCTTGTATAAAAACATTACTCGTACTCAGCATCACCAGGAGAAGCTAAGTCTGCAATATGCTCAGTCATAACAGTAAAGAAAGTTTTAATTTTCAATTCGTCATTCCATTTTTTTGCATAGTCATTATCTTTATCACACAATGCTAGTGCTTCTTCTTTGGTAACGACACGATGAGACACGATAGTTTGTCCTAGATGTTGTTGAGAAAATTCTTTTGCTTCTTCCATAGTGACAGTATCAAGTGCCCACTCAGCTTTATCTTTACCATACATGTCTACGCCAACAGGAACTTCTACCATGTAGCGTTCACGGAACATAGACACGGCTTCAACAAGAACCCATTGTGTTTCAATTTTCTTCATAGTCCAGCTTCCATCTTTATTATCAGTCCAATCAATAGCATCACCAGTTTTCCAACCAGTTTGCTCTAGTATATCATCATTTAGGGGAAGAATCAAATCACCAGTTTCTGGGTCTTTTTCCAGATTGACTGTCCAAATCTTGTTTGCCATATTTACTCCTCAAGTTGATAATGTAATTATATCTCAAGTGTGATGAAAAGTCAAGTGGCAAGCATTCGTATCAAACCTATGGAATCAATCGTAGTTAGCAGAATATAGTTAGCCAACATGCCAAAAGATTTCCTAGTCCAAGAAGCCCAAGCATACATAGCACAGCCAAGGATCCAGATAGGATAAAGAGTAAGAAGCGGAGGGGTGGGGACTGTGAGTGCCATAGTAATGCTACAGCCGATGCTAATAGCCCAAGCAAGCAACTCAATAGCAAAGCGAATTCTGTTAGACTTAAAGTCATCTTTAATCCATTCTATAGTAGGGCGCAACAAATCAATGTTCATCAATCAATCCAAATTAAATAGTTGTGGATATGTTTTAACAAAATACATTCTCAATGTATTCCAATGCTGAAATAAATCTGGCGAATCTTGAGTCAATGTCAATCGCTTCAACTCATTCATCGATTCAATAATTCTATAAAAATCATTTACTTGATCCTTATAAACGCTGTAGTCATATTCTCTGCTATAGATTTTGTATTTTCTAAACATGTGCAAGTATGTTGAGAACAATCTTTCTACAATGAATGGAAACATATTCAGATTTGGGTCTCTAGAATAGTTTGCACTACCATGATAAATTTCTGCTTCATGTCCAGTCAATGCTTCTAGATGTATTTTAACGTCTTTAACAAAAGCAATATAGTCTAACCAGAATTGTTTTCTTGCGACAAAGTAACTGCAATAGCATGTAGCATCTGTCATTACAACTTCAAGCGCAGTAGTATCATAGCCTCCATTGTGAAGTGCTGTTCCAGTAACGTTACGAATTCCTTTGTGAAAGTATTCACCTTGTTCCCATACGTTATACATGAATGCATCTTGCACTCTAGCATGATTAAAAATCCAAACGTCTGCTTCTGGATTGTCTTTAATCGCATCAACAATAACTTGTGATGAATGTCGCATCTTGTCTTGCCAACGTGGACCAAACACACCCCATGCATCTAAGTCATCTGCAAAGCCTTCATCAATAATACGATTGAACGAATGAAACTCTCTCAACTCAGGGCGTTCATTCTTTGTATTGTCGAATGGTGTTAGCAAAGGATCAACTTGTGGTATCTGATTTTGTTCAAAACAAATCTGAAAAATTTTATACTTCATTCTGAAATTCCATTTCCATTAGGAGCAATGTTTCCTTCAATTCCAATTTTTGCAATCTTCTGAATTTTTGATGGATCTAAATGCACAAACAATAAATGCTCTATGTCAATGTATCCACCGCCAGTCAGAACCATATTCATGTCTTTAAACATTCTACCATATGCTTGTGCAATGTTAGGAAGCATTTCAGAATCAAAACTCCACAGTCTACTCATGTATTGAAATATGACTCCACCAGTTTGTGCTGATGTGAATTGACTAGTGAAAGGACCACGAATGATAATTTTATCTTTTGCATCTATGTGTGTTTGATAATTGAAGTTATCATTCAACACATATCTTCCACTCATCTTAAAGATTCGTTTGTATTTTTTGTAGTCGCCAGAAACACCAATGTCTTGAAACGTTGAACCAAACATAACAATCTCTGCCATGTTCTTTACAATGTCTTGACTTGGGATAGCTAGAATATCTTTGATAGAAGGTGCGTCAGAAAAACTAACAATGCTTTTTGTATATTCTTCTAGAACTTTTCGCTCTTCGTCAGTTGGAGATTTTAAGCCACCATCAAGTAGAACGATATCTGCATCGCATCGTTCTTTAATTGACTTTAGTGTGTTTATTGTTTGTTCTAGTCGTTGTTCAGGACTGTACACACCATGATTAGTGTGTATAGCTGAAGATACTAGAAATAATCCATCAGGACTCTTTTGGTTTTCTGACATTTGGTTTTCTCACAGGTTTAGCAACAACTTTTTTCGCTCTAGGTTTTCTAGTAGCTTTTTCGGCTGCCGCAATCATTAATTCTTCTTTCTTATTCAAACGCTTAAAGACTTCTTCTGGTTCCATCCAAATGTCTTTATTGTCTAGTATAGATTTAATCTCTTCGCTTGTCAAGAAATCTACGTAGATACTTCGCATGAATTTATCTGACCACTTACGTTCATACATGATGTTGTCGTACATCTCACCGCCTTTGCCTATTGTACCACCCGAATAGTTGTGGAACATAAACATAGAATGTTCTGAGATTTCAAATCCATCTGCCGATAAGAACACCATCGTAGCCGCAGACATACATGCGCCTTCTACTGATGCAATGATTCTAGCTTGAGATTCACCCATGACACGCATGAACTGAACAGCAGTAAATAGATTACCGCCTGGAGAATTGATATGAATTTTGACAATATCATTCTCTGTTGCGTTTCTAATAATTTCGAACCAGTCAACGTAATCGTCTGGAGTTGTTATTTCTCCAACCAAATAGAACGTGTATAGTTGCCCTAGTACCTTTGGTTGTCTAGGCTTCTTAGCGTCATCTAAGCCAAACAAAGAACTGATTTTTTCTTCTTCCATAATTATCACTTTCTATTATAATATAGAGTATACTCTACTTTGCTTCGGATGTCAACTTGTCAAATCCATATTTGCATAGCCAATATGCATCAATCAAGTCGGAAGAAGGATTCCATTGCTTCTCAGTCATATGTAGTTCTTCTTTTAAACGAATGTCGTTGAATTCTTCAAAGACCTCTTGCATTCGTTCTTTATTTGCATTACCTTTACCAGTAGCATATTTCTTAAGTACTGTTGGTGGTATTTCTGTACACTCTACGGCAAACAACCATAATCTATACTTTAGAATGCCAGCATTCTCTGCAATGTTAAAGACTCTGCCCTTTGATCCCATAGAATATCCTTCTAAGAATACATGGCAATCTTTATCTCTTTCTAACAATCTATCAATGAAGAAATTTGATATACCATCGTATCGCAATACGTCAGTCATTCCTTCGTGATCGAAAAATCTACCTGTTATGTTTTTAAATTGAACGTCATATTTTCTAGATTGTGTCAGAAAATAAAAATGACATTTTTCAAAACTAAACTCACCATCTTCATCATCAAATACACACATTGCAGGACAGGTTAGAGAATAATCTACTCCTGCGATAATCATCTATCGTCTTCTTTAGAGGACCATTCATCATCTTCTATTAGATTATCCCAATCTTCATCTGTCCACTCTTCGTCTTTTTCTGATACTGCTTCTTCGGTTATTTTTGAACCACAATAAGAGCAATTTGATGGTATTGTATTGTCTCCGCCTTCTAATGGAGTTACTGAATACTCAGCCTCACATGAATCGCAGAATACGTTATATGTTGTCATTTTATCTCCTTATTCGTACATTACTGTATCTGTATCTCCTAAAGCCCATTTTGGATTGTGTTCTACAACAAACTTTCTTGTTGCAACTTTAAAATCTGGAAACTTCATTTCTTTAGGATTGCTTGCGGCATCAAAGAATAAACAACGATTGTTTGGTTGTGCCGCATACTGTCCATTATCTAGTTCAATAAAATTATAAGACTTGTGGTCTTCTGGCCACTCAGAATAAGTTAAGTCAATCATGTTGTGATCTGGTGCGGCATGGTCAACTGTGAACATGTAATTGCCTTGATACCAGTTTTTATCTTTTGCGTAAAATTTTCCTGTTAGATTCTTAAGAAAAACTTTTTGAACAACTGCCATGTTATAACCAAGACAGTCCCAAATTTGTAGATAATCTAGAGGGACAAATTTCTCTGGTTCTAAATTATGATCCCTACTTACGTATGCGCTCAGTGGTAGTTTGTCGTAGAGTGCGCCATATTCAGGAAGATATGATTCAATACGAAATGCTTGACCACGAATTGATTTGATGCTGACCCAAATACAGGGCACATATTCACCGTGACCTTCTTTGAAATCGTATAGAAATTCTTTTCTGACGAAACAATGAACAGGAGGTAAGTTAGCTATTAAAAAACTCATTCAATTACACCAAGATGTTTTAGCCTCGCCGTAGTACTCTCTAGCGTAACCTTTAGCAATTAACATACCACGTAAACTTTGTCCGTTTAGAATAACGTCACCAAGAACACGACCGCCATATTTGTCCCAGTCCATTAGAACAACTTGACGCTTTTGACTTGCGGCAATCATATCTTTTGTAAATTTACTAGCCGCTTCACCACGCTGTGCTTCACTTGGGCATTGCGCTCTGTGTCCTTTTTCTGGTGTGTCAACACCAAAAACACGAATGCTTAGTTCTTTTTTGAGTGGGTCTGGTAACCAAGCCGCTTCAAACGCAACAGTATCCCCATCAATAACCCTAGTAATATTAGCGTCATAGACAACTCCTGGTTTTTGTTTTCCAGTTTGTGCATTTGCGTTCAATGCAGAAAATGTAAATCCTGCAATAATCAATGCGAGGGCAAAAAATATATGTGTTAATCGTTTCATGGTGTTGCTTCAATCTCCTGTACTTCTTCTTCAGTAGCAAGTTCATATGTAATTCCATGTCCCTCATTGTATCTTCTTTCGCCAGAAAGATCCGATTCATCATCGTTCAACAAAGCAATGAATTCATCGCACACATCTTTAGATATATTAGTGTATTTACGTGTTTTTGTCAACATATCATCCGAGATCATTTCAGGTTGTACTCCAATAATTTTTGCATGTGCAATCATTGTTGTGTATGGTTCTTGATCTTCAAGCAAACCTTGATCTATTCTTGTTTCTACATCATAGTAATTAAATGCTTTCCACGAACGATTCCATTCATCATTACTTTCTCTGTTATACCAAAGGGTATCGGTATCTGGTCTTGTCTGAGTAATCGTTAGATGATATTTTGTTACAGTTGCCATTTTTTTCTCCTAATAGGGGTTTTTGATATTGCATGTTCTATTTATCATGCGGCTTTGCCCCAAACGTCAGCCCAATCACCTTTTGTAGCACCTTTTGCGTAATCTGTAGCACGGTTCTCAAAGAAATTGGTATGCGTTGGCGCATTAATCATTTCTTCAACCCATGGTAGTGGATTTCGTTTAACTTTAAAGATACCTTTCAGACCAAGACTAATTAAGCGTCTGTCTGCAATGTATCTAATGTATTTCTTAACTTCTTCAGCAGTAAGGCCTTCCATTTCGCTAATGCCAAAAGCTAAGTCGATAAACTTATCTTCAAGTTCTACCATTCGTTCTGCAATAGTATATATCTTAGATTTTAGTTCATCATTCCAAATTTCGTTATTCTCTTGAATGAATGTTCTAAAGAGTTTAATCATAGACTCACAATGCTGTGTCTCATCTACGATAGACCAAGTAACAATTTGTCCCATGCCTTTCATCTTACCCGTGCGTGGAAAGTTCAAAAGCATAATGAATGAAGAGAACAACTGCATACCTTCTGTGAATGCTGAGAATACTGCAATGTGTGTAGCAGTAGATTGCAAGTCACCATTCTTATCTGAAATGTCTAGCACATAATCGTGCTTGTCTTTCATTTCTTGATATGCTAAGAATTCGTTATATGTTGTGTCTGGCAGACCCAATGTTTCAATCAAGTGTGAATAGGCAGCCACGTGTAATGCTTCTCTAGCGGCAAAGCCAAGCAACATCATACGTACTTCTGGTTGTTTGAAGTATGGTAGATAGTTTTTTACATAACCACCAGCAACGTCAATGTCACCTTGAGTAAAGAATCGAAAGATGTTTGTGAGAAAATGTTTCTCTTCTGTTGTTAACTTTTTCTTCCAATCTTTTACGTCTTCAGCCATTGGCACTTCTGTATGTAGCCAATGACTCTGTTCGTGTTTTAACCATGCATCATATGCCCACGGATAATTAAATGGCTTGAATGCATCTCTGCTGTCCATCAAATTACTTTTTATTTTTGTTACACTCATTCTACTACCTTAATTTTTAGTTGTTTATTAGGATTGTTTTTCATAAATTTTGTCATCGCATCTTCAAAAGTTTTTCCCTGCGAAAGAAAAGTATTATCAGCAACATCCCAAATAAAAATCTCATCATCGTGAATCTCACTTCTTATATAAATAACTTCAGCATGTGTGTGTTTAACTTGTTCAGCTTCTCTCAGTATTCTATCAATTTCAGTTTCTGATCTTTTCATTCTATTCTGAATGAAGATAATGATACAACTGACAAGAAAAATTACTTCTATTACGCCAAAATTCCATTCCATTTAAGCACCCAACCATTCAGCTAATTGATTTTTCATCAGCATACCAGAAACTCGTTTAACTTCAATGTCACCATCTAACATTACTAAAGTTGGAACACCACGAATGCCATAGTCCATTGCAAGGCCTTGATTCTCATCGATATCAATAACTTCAATTGGAATTTGAGTCTCAACGTCTTCTAATGTTTTTGCTAACATCTTACATGGCTGACACCATGATGCTGTAAATCTAAGTACTTTCATTTTTTTATCCTTCACATGCGAGACATGCATCACCATCAATGAGTGCTTTCATGTCGAGTTCTTTAATTACTTCACGTTCAATACGTTTTGAAACTTTGTCTGCTTTACCAATCTTTTCTGAACGGCAGTAGTACAATGTTTTGAGACCTTGCTTCCATGCTTGAAAGTGTACTGCATGTAGATACATGATGTTCACATCAGGCCTGAAAAACAAATTCAATGATTGTGCTTGGTCGATATACTCTTGTCTATCTGCGGCATGATTCACTAGCCAACGCTGGTCAATCTCCATAGAAGTCTTGAATACATCTTTAGTCCAATCATCAAGAATATCTAAGTGCTGTACACTACCATCATTTGCGATAATGCTAGACCAAACTGTCTGATATTCATCATCTGATTTTACTACACTTTTGATGATTCTGTCAAGCCATTTGTTTTTGGCTAGAGATGAGCCCGATAGAGTGTCCTGACGATAAGCATTAGCACGATAAGGTTCGATACTAGGGCTAGTATTTCCCATGATGATAGACGAAGAAGCATTTGGAGCAACAGCCATAAGATGGCTAAAACGTTGACCAGTGCCAACAGCATCAAGAGCCTCACCTCGCTCTTTACCCAATTTAAGATTCGCCACATTTAATTCATCCCTGATGTGTTTGAAGATTTGTTTGTTTCTTCCGACTGCGAGTGCGGATTCAAACGGCACGTTATTTCGTTGTAGATAAGCATGAAAGCCCAAAGCACCGATACCAATACTGCGCTCACGTATGGCAGAGAACCTTGCACGTTCAACGGCGGCAGGAGCATTATCAATAAAATACTGAAGAACATTGTCAAGCATTTCAGCAATATCAGCAAGAAATAAAGGATTATTTTTCCATTCATCATAATACTCCAAGTTAACTGAAGACAAACAACATACTGCTGTTCTATCTTTATCTGTAGGTAAAATAATTTCAGAACAAAGATTGCTCTGCTTGATACTTAGCCCTAAGTCTTTTTGAAACTGTGGCATAGCACGATTGCTTGCGTCAATGAAGTGTAGATATGGTTCACCAGTCTGCATACGAATGTCAAGTATACGTTGCCACAAATCTTTTGCTGAAACTACTTCACGCACTTCATTGCTATGTGGATCTTTTAATTCCCAAGAATCATCTGCGTCTTTATCTAGCATACATCGTTCAATAATTTGCATGAATGAATCTGGAATGTTGATGCCGTGATGTAAATTAAGTGTTCGCAGATTTGGATCGCCCGTAGGCTTTCTCATTTCTAAAAATAAAAGAATATCGGGATGAGATATATCAAGATAAGTAGCATAAGACCCCCGCCTTGTCCGCCCTTGTCTGTATGCCAAACTACTAGCGTCATAAGTCCTAAGATGAGGCATAACCCCAACGCTCTTGTCATCTGAACTACGTATTCCAATTCCAATTCCAACTCCTCCGCCCAACATACTGAGCCAATTTACTTCTGCAAGACAGTTAACAAGACCCTCTGCACTATCGTGTAGATATGGAAGAAAACACGAAATAGGGAGCCCACGACTACTGCGACCAAAAGAAAGAATGGGAGTAGAATAAGACAACCAATGCCTACTGCTGTATTCGTATAATCGCTGTGCGTGTTCTGGATTGCTACCAAACGCTTCTGAGACATAAGCAAACCTTTCTTGTGGAGAAGTTTCATCTTCTCTCATATAACTTTCTTTCAATCTTTTAATACCCAACTCATCGAATAGCGAATCTCTACTATAGTCGATTACAATATCAGTTGTCATTCAAGTTCCTTCTCGTATACTTTTAATTATTGGAAATACTTTTGCAATTACTTCTGCACATGCTCTTGCAATTTCTGCGTGTTCTTTTTGTGTTCCATTACCATCTCTCAAATCAATATAGTGAATCCATGATCTAAGTGTACCATTTACATACAATCTTGATACAGTAAGTCCTTCTGGCAATACTGCTCTTGCTTGTTCTTTTGCAATGCCATTCTTGATGGCCCATTCATATTCTTTTTTAACTGCATACAATACTCGCTTTTGAGCCCGTTCCCAATCGTATGCTAACAGTCTTTGTTTTTCATCAGACATATCAAGTTCTACAGAATTCTGACGATTCTTTGTGTCTTGCAATCTTGCTTCACGTAAAACAAATGCATCATCAAGTTCGGCTGTTGGATCAGCATAACGTTGACTGAATTCTTGAAACGAAAAACTTCTATGCCTTAAGAGTTGTCTTGCGATATCTCTTGTTGTCTCAACTTCAATACATGCGGAGACCATTTCAAGTGGACTCCAATGCTTATGCTTAATCAGATACTTAATTAGTTTCTCTGAAGTCTCGCTATTAGCTTGATTGGCGGGATTAGATACTCTTGCACAGTATGATACAAGGTCTTGTAAGTTGGGTAAATCGAATTCGAATTCATCTTGTTTGTCTGCATCAATCGCTTGTTGTGAATAACTTATTAATTTTACGTTCATCTCATCTTCCATATGTTGAATTCAAGTAGTGCTTTAGGACCACGAAAGGTGAATTTATTTATAGTATTCAAGATTTCGGCCTGTGCTTTTCCAGCTAGTATCATATCATTTATATCTTTTTCTTTAAATGATTTAGGCCAGATCACAACATTTGCATCAGCATTAATTGCATCACCAATCTCTCTTACAATTTCTTTATTGCGTGGTTCATTGTCGTAGATCAACACCAACTTATCTTTCGGTAAGTGATTAAGTACATACTTCAGATTTGCATTACCAACTGCAACTGCATTAGGCAAGAATAGACTATCAATCGGACCTTCAGTCACAAAAATAGTCTGTGTTATATCTATGTCGTTCATGTTGAAAATCATGGGCGAATCATCTTTTATTTTCATCACGATATATCGTAACTTCTCACCACGAATACCACGTGCAGTTAAGCCAACCAACTCGCCATCTTTGTCATAGAACGGCAATACAATTCTAGGTTCTTCAGTTACAATCTTGTCTTCATACTCAGGAGAAAAGACTTTCAACTTCTGAACATTGTCAACGTAGTAGAGTGTCTTTAATTTAGCTTCTGGAATCTTTCTAGAACGTGCGTATACGATAGCTTCATGTGTATCGCTGAGTTTAGAGAGTGAAGTCAAAACGCCTTTTAGATTGTCTGTTTTGTTACTGCCAAATACAACAGGCTTAAAAACGAATCCGTGGTCTTTGTGTGCTTTGCGCCCAGTCTCACCTTCTTTGTATCGCTCTAAGCAATACTCTTTGTAAAGGTTTGGGTCAACTGCTTTGATTAGACTGCCCAGCGAAATGCTGACGGCACAATTGTGGCACTTGTAGAAGAGTCCACCTTTTTGTGCAAAGATGTATCCACGTGCTTTGTTCCGATTTGTTTGTGAATCACCACAGATAGGGCATCTGAAGTTATAGGTGTAGTCGCCTTTGCGAACAAATTTGTCCAAGCGAACCGAGAGTGTACCAATGTACTTTTGGTCAATCCAAATACTCATATTTTCTCATTATATACAAAAAGTCTATCGAATGTACATTATAGCGTACATTCAACTGGAAGTCAATTAATTAAATACTTTTGATAGTGCGGCTAAGTTTACGTTGGAGATTACCCAAGCAAGGACAACTACACCACCAGCTACCATCCACTTCCACTGAAGAATTTTTCTCAAGTCATCATCTTCTTTTTTATTGTGTTCTGCGATATCTTCACGGAGAGATTTAATCTCGTCCATAATCCTACGCTCTGTCAATTCAACCTTATCTGCAACTTCTCTGCTGATAGTGGTAATTCTAGAATGTAATTCTTTGATATCAGCGTTAGTGTCTGCTTTTCTTTTTTCCATGTCGGTATATATTTGATTGACCATACGGTCGTGGTTATCCACCAGTTTCTCGATAACTGAGTCCATTTTACCACAAAGTTGTGTGATTGTCAATACTTGACTCTTAAGTACTTCCACATCAACTTTTATTTCTACCGCATCTGTCGCCATCATAGTCCCAACCAATTTTTCTTAGGAGGCTCAATGACAACAGGTTTACTACCTTGTTGCAGTTGTTGCAATAGCATGATGCCCGTAGCACGTACAGATGGATCATTACTCTTTGCCATTTCTGCTAATGCAGACAGTCTTGCAGTCTCTGTTAATGTTGCGTCTTTAGACATAGACTTTTGTGCGTCAACATATGCCGCATAATCTTTAGAAGCACAACCGACTAATAAAAGTCCAGCAATCACTATAATAATATTTTTCATTTAACAGCCTCATATATTTTTTTCTGTTGTTGATACCACTCATTCCATCCGTCTACCTTAGCAGAACATTGATAGTATAATGAATAGTTTTCAACGATTGTTTTTAACATGTCAGTAATAGCAACTTTATTACCTTCAATCTTTCTTAAGTCTTCGCACTTTTCAGTTAATGCAGGAATTGCGGCTGGAAACTTCTGTGTCACTGGAACGACAGTTGTACACCCAGCTAATAATATAAGCAATAAACATGCTAACGTTTTCATTTCTTCACCTCTGTCGCTTTATTTAAAGTGGCGGCAGCATTGTGAGCATCTATAATATCTTTGGGTATTGGGCAATTCTCTATAAACTTAACCACTTCTTCCTTCTTCACCACTTCTCTGTCGATGTATTGTATAATGTCTCTTCCCTTTTCTCTAACTACTTTAGTTTGGGTAACGACTTTCTCTTGTATCTCGACATTCTTCTCTGTAGATTTTTCTTCTGCTATCTTAACTTTCTCTTCTAACTCTTTTACCCTTGCTTCCCACTTAGCTTCGTTCACAATGCCGCCTTCCATCCAAATACCGAATAGTAATAGCAATGCACCAAAAACTTGAATAGGCAATCTATATGGTATGAACTTAAATACGGTTGCAACAATCAACCCTAGTAATGAAACAATAACAATCAGATGGTAAAACCAATCGGGCATCAAACTCAGTAACCACATAATCTGCCACATGACAATTACTCTTTAGATGCGAATAGTGAACGTACTTTAGTTTCTAAAGCCTTAGCCCACTCTGGTTGAGGAAAGTGCCAACCTGCAAACGCACCAACTAAAATCCAAAAAATTGTTTCTAACATATCGTTTCCTTATACTGTGAATTTTTGATTATGCGTCATAAAATTCTTCTTACGCATAACTGTCTTTGCTACCAAATCTAACTCTTCAGAATCTCTATCCCATTTCAATACGAATGGTAAGTTAATCTGTGTCTTCATGTCATTCAATACCGCTTCAGCATCAGGTCCTAATGCAGGAATCTTTTTGCCATACTTTTGAATTGTCTTTTTAAATAACAACTGTAATTCATCTACTGTGATAGGTTTACCATTACGTGAATCGTTAACTCTATCTAAAAAATGTTTAGTGAAAGACACATCAACATTTAATATTTTGAACAATTGGTCTAAATATTTCTCTAAGTCTTTTAATTGAGATTGGGATACTTCTTCAACCAATTGCTCTTTTTTGAATTGCTCTGTGAACATACCACTACGACCATGTCTTAAAAATATCATAGATCCTGTTTTATCATCTTGTAGAATGATTGGTTTCTTAGGATATTTTCTGCCGTAATTACGAATTGCATTTCCTACTTCATCATTGCCAACATACTTTTCATATTTAAGATATTTCTTTTTACCTACACGGGCTTTGTTGAAACGTTCTGTGTCAACAACAAACACATCATTCTTTGCGAATCTACGTAAGAATGATTTGCTTGCTGGAGGGTTACCGTCTAGTCCTGCAATACCACCTGTCACGTTTGCAATGTCTTCTTCTATGCCTTCTGACAAATATGTCTTGCCGTTGTAGTAGTCTAAGAACTGTTCTTCTAATGTTTCTTCTTTAATATTCTTTTCTTCTTTGAGAAGGAACAAGGCGGCCGCATAAGACGCAAGTTTAGTTTTACCAAACGGCAATTTTTCCAAAACTCGTTTAAGTTTTAGAATCAATAAGTCGAACTTAGTGAATGAATCGTCTTGTGCTATTGTTCTTTTTTCTGAAG